ATGGAAGTAAAAGAACATACCTTTATTCCAATAGGGGCAACAATTGTTTCTATTGATAGCGATACAACATTTACAATAAGTTCTGCTGCTACTTTTAATTTTACAACAGATGCAGTATTCTTTGGCGGAGAAGATACTTCTTTAATCGGAACAAGCCAAAATACAAATGAAGGAGCAGTAGGGTATGCTATCAATAGCCCTTCATCTATTTCAAATGATTTTGCTTTCCAGACATTGTTAAAGGATGAGCATGGTAGTGCAGGAAAATCTTCTTTTGATACAGTAAATACTTTAATTGATTTTGAAATTGTTTCGACAGCAAAAAAAGATAATATTACTGAAATAGAACTTGCTCCATATATACCAATAACTCTAGGTAGAAAAACTGATTATCATTTTACAAACGAAGATAATACTTTTACTGCTGCTGGGGCAGTGAGTGTTCTTCATGGTTCTAACACTTTTGATAGTTTAGTATCTACTAATTATTCCACTTATGATTTAAAGCGAGATGATTTAATATTTGTTGGTAATTCTAGTTCTACCACTACAACAGGAATAAAAACATTTGTTGGTAAAATTACTAGTTTTGTAGTCGAAACTTATAGTGATGCTGGAGGAACAACAATCCATGAACAAAAAATACGTTTAGATAGGGCTGTTCATGCCTTTACAGTTGGGGAAAAATTGTATATAGGCACTAAAAAGTCCAATGATTTGGTTTTTATTAATGGAAAGCATATGTGGGGAGGAAAAATTAACATCCTGCCACATCCTAAAAGTTTTAATTCAATTTCGACAACAGATAAAACAAATAGAGGATTAGTGCCTCTAAACTTAGAAGAATTAACAGGAGGTCGAGACTATTCACGTTCATATGGACAGTTCTACTATAAGTCTAAGGATTTTATTACTGGTAATTTTTTAACTGATAATAGGAGTATTGCAAACACTAACGATGTAGTTGTTCCAAAACTATATGATAACAGGTCAAAATTAAATTACTTTACATCAAATTATCAGTTCAAGCCAAATATAGCGAGTGAAAATTTGAATGAGTTTAATAAAACTCTTTCTACATATAGAACACTACCATTTGACTTAAGAGGCTTAACTACCCCTTATGGAGCAAGCGGTACTTTTAGAAGAATACATGATAATGAAGATGACGTTTTTATTAAAACTGGAGTCGCTGACCTTCTGGAAGCGCAGTATAGTAATAATGATGAATCTGCCTCAAGGCTATTTCTTTATACAATAGGAGACATATTGCCATATTCTTCTTTAAGAAAAGATAGTATTTTTAATGTAGATAATAAGTTTAATCTATCTAAATATAATTTATTTTTGATAGAAAACAAAGAACAAAAAGACTCTTCTTTAAACACAACAAATAGATTATCTCTCACAGACTCTAATTATCAAACGGTTGATTTTTCAACAGATATTGATATTAGCAACCTTAAGAGATTTGGCTTAATGAGATTAACGGAACTCACTTTTGATTTTATGTTTAATAGGGTAAATCCAGAAAAACCAATTAAAAGAGAAATAAAAGATACGATTTATTCTGGTATAATCGGTTGGGAAAAGGTAACTTTAGCGGGTTCTGGTGCTATTTCTTCAATTGCTAAGAATTCAGGAAATACTGCCGATATTATTACATTTACTTCTAATCAAACTTTAGATGATGGCGATTTTCTTTTTGATAGCACTTCTGGTCATTTAATAGGAACTGTTACTACTGGTGCTGGTAATGGTAGTAACTCACTGAACCCTGCGTCTCCTAAAACTGCTTTTGAATTAACAGACTTTGCAAATTTTACCAGAAAAAATAGTGGAGGATTTACTGCAACAGCCCCACAAAATGCAGTTAAATATAAATTTACTGTTATAGACGTAGACGGAAGAAATCGTGTTGATACTTTTGCAAGAGTAGGTAATGGCAGATTGCACCCTCTTAAATGTGCCATTGTTCCCAGCGACACAGGATATGGAGATGATGTCAATGATTGGCTCTATGAGTATGCAAGAAATGTGGCTTTTCCTGCTAATGCAAATGACGAAATTTATTTGCCTTTTGTAAATGATAAATTTTCTGATTTTGCACAAATAGACGCTGCTGATTTAACAGACTTGTTTTTCTTTACTAATTTATTTCCGCACTTGAATAATACTCTTTATTATGGTATGTTAGGAGTATCTTTAGATAGATTCTCTATTGAAGATGGTGGGGCCAGTCAAGTTGAAGTTGGTGCTACAACAGGAGTTTTGAAGAACACAAATACAGTAGAACACGTTGATGGAACAGGAACGAGTATGAAGCCCTTTTCTACAAAACACTTTACCATTGAATCAGATACGCATTTTAAAGAATTTAAAAACAGATTTGATGACGAGGCTTTGATAGGTTCTGATTTTACAACTTCAAAACCTTATGCAGTAGATGGAAGTTATATGGTATTTAAACCAAGATTATGTATTCCTTCTTATACACAGAATTGCACCAAACAAGGAAACACTACTTTGACTGTTGCGGATTCTTCTGTTTTATCGAGTGGTATGGTCGTTGCGGGAACTGGTATTCCTACTGGAACAAAAATTTCTTCAATTACTAATACTACTACTGTTGTTTTAGATACTGCTGCAACTGATTCAAATACCGATTCTTTAACATTTACCTATGATGTAGATGAAACTAGTTCCAAATCTTCTAATGGAACAGTATATGAATATGATTTTGACCTCGATAATATAACGGCTTCAGGCACAGTTCCTGTTATTCAAAATCAATTTCTAAAACTTACCGACATAACAGGTTGTTATTTAGCAATAGAGAGTGGAAAACATACTGATGGAACAGACATTACATTCTCTACTTCAACCCCAACAGCAACTACAAGCAGTTTAAATATTGGAAAAAGAATGAATAATGTTGTTCCTAATAATCTAATCTATGTTATTTCTCATGAAGTTAATTCCTCAGACGCTAATTCACATAAAATTGTTACAGATACTCCTCTATCTAGTAATTCAGCATATAGAATATTACAACCAAATGAAACTTGCATTTATGATTTCTTCCCAGATAAAATATTATTAAACACTTTAAGTTCTTCTTATACTAAAATTCCGAATAGTAATGAAGTGTATAAACCAAAACAGGACTACACTTCAAGAGAAGGAATAACGAAAGAAGCAGGAAATACTACTGAAAATGAAGGAGTATTGTCTATGTTTGTTTTGGTAGATACTGATAAACAATCTACTGATAATCATTTGGTTTTAAGAGATAGTAAAAACTTTATGCAGACTAATTTTCCAAATGGAGATTACAATCTATATTTTTCAGATGGTGATGAAAATAAAAAAATAACAGTTACCTCTTCAAATTCTGAAAATTTTTCAAGTTTTGCTTTAGGTGAAGGTTTTAATGGAAAGGGAGTCGTTTCCGTTTCTGAAACATTTACTGTTAATAGCCGTAAAGAATTAAAAATTTCACCCAATAGAGCCTGTATTGGAACAACTGTTAGCATTGGATTAGAAGGAGAAGATTTAATCAATGAACTTTTAGAAACAGAAGAAATACAATTCCAAACGACAGGAACAGATACTCCTATGTTTTTAGCACCAAATTATCAAGGTGTTGATTTATATTCTGCTATCAATTATATTTTAGATAAAAAAGATATGAAAATTTTAGAAGAAAATGATGTTTTTAAAATCGCACCAGAAGATGAA